TTGGAGTGCGCAAACGTCGCCTTGAAAGACACCAAATTTTTCAGCAGTGATACTGTTTTGCTCACCACGAATAACTTCATGAATCTCCACGGGTTCACTGAGCAGGATTGTATTTCTAGTCCTGAGGCTTTGTTTAGACGAGGTCTCGTCTTTGACTTTACGAAAGTAACACGAGAAGGAGGGTTGTTGAAAGGTGAAGTCTCATTTAAAGTCTTCAATCAAAAACTACAGGCTTTCGAACGTATGGCTCCTGCTGGCATGCATTGGCCCTCGAAATTACCATTTTGTATAGCTGTGGAAGCCACATCAGAATCGCTACTACGTTTGGTGGCATGGATCAAAGTGGTAATACTCGCTGTGCGCTCATGGAAAAAGGAGAACTACGTCTCGTTGACTACAACAGACGAGGAGAAGGAGTCAATTACACTGCATGAAAAAGAGTTTCTCGGAGAAGGACTAACTATTAGTGCCTTACAGCAATCCCCAAACAATGGTTTTACTGCTCTGGAAACAATCTCAGTTACGAACAACAACTACGCATTGGACTTCAGTATTGTCGATGCTTTGGCGATAACTCAAGAAGTAGATGAAAATGAAACAATACGAACGCTCTTTCGCAAGGGAGATTGGGACAAATACCTGCGGACAACGTGGTATGAAACAATCTTCGCTCATTTAAAAGAAATTGCAAGCGTCGTATGGGAACAAATTCTTAACTTCAAAAAGAATGCTTCATTTTGGGTTAAAAAGGATCCTGAGCTTACAGCTACAATCGCAGTCTATGGCGTAATAGCTATAGTCATGTTTTTGGTTGAAGGTTGGGCCAAACGATATAAAGAAGCACAAATAAAAGATAATTTCGTGAGTGAAGAGCTTCAAGATACGTTAGATTTTGTGAGAGCAAACAAAGATATCGTGTCTTCACAAGTGGAGAAGATACAGCGCCACATGTATCAAGTCACTGTTGATTCCAACGATGGAGTCACTGTATGGGGCCTCTGTACGGGAAGGTACGTAATATTACCTTGCCATGCTATTGGCACTAATACAGCACCAGTCATCACTGTCTGGAAGGACAGAAGTCTGCAACACGCTATTATAGACCACTTCACTACCTCCGTTCCTTTGCGAAAACCTGAAGAAGATATGGCTTGTCTGTATCTCGGTTCAGCTTTTCCTACTCCTTTCAAAAAGTGTGCTATCTCAGAAAGCGCTGCAACCGTAACTCATTTAACAACTGGTGTCGGTAGTATCCCGATAGATAGAATCAAAGTTGAAGACACTTATGGAACAATCACTTACGATCTTAAGGATGCAAAAGGCCAATCGTCTTATAAAAATTCGATCGCCAAATATCAGCGAATAGTCTATGGAATACACGCCAAAGGCTTGTGTGGTTCTCTCGTAACAGACCTAGACAAAGGAGCTTGTGGAATGCACGTGGCTGGTAATTACAGTACTAACGCAGGAGTTTCAATCCTCTGGAGTTTAGCTACGAGAAAAAGCTTAAACAAATTAATCGCACAAGAGACGGAGACAGAATTTGAAATTCACACCAAAGACTTTAAAGAGTTTAGCGGAATGCGGTTAAAGAACAAAGTGACTGCTAATGTGGCATCAAAGAGCAGCATTCGCCCTTCGCCTTTAGCTGGGATCTACCCAATAGATCGTGTACCAGCTAACCTACAATTGTACGGAAGGTGTACAGTGAAAGACATAGCAAAGAAATCTATGAAATTGGTGAAAGATTTCGGAGAAGACGAATTGAAATTCAGCGAGCAAGTGTTGCGCAGTATGACCAAAGAGTTTAGTCCTCTCACGGAAAGCGAAATTGTTAACGGCGACTTTGATCTCTCAGGTCTCAACAAGAAGTCCTCTAACGGATACAAAATGGACC